GAGGCGGGAATCCCAATTTTCTCTGCCTCTACAATATTAACATCTACTGCCCATTGACGAAGATGGCTTAGAATATCTCCAAGCTTATCTAAACCTTCTTGTCCAGAAAAGAACTTATGTCCAAACTGTCCAGTAAGAGAAACTCCAAGTAAACGCTCTTCTTCTGTATTGTCCTTCCAAATCTTACGGATATATTTAAAGTCTGTAAGAGTTGATTGCCAAGTCCCTAAAATAGATGCAAGACGTACTTTGTTTGTAACATCTTCAACTGTGTCTGTTTCACGCAAAACAACTTCTGACAAATTACAGAATTGATATGGACGCAAAATAATTTCAGAACATGGGTTTGTACCATAATGAATGTCTGGGCTACGACGACCATACTTTGCTGCTTGAGCTTGTGCTGCTGCAACATTGTAAATTCCACGCTCTCCAGATTTAGAATCATAAAGAGATTTCCATTCAGCAATAAATTGTGCCATATCTGGTTTTCGAGAATAAGCTACAGAGTTATTAGATAAAGCACGTTGTCCATTTGACTCCCACCAATTTCCAGACTTAGCGGCTGCCATTTCAATATCATTAATATTAGAAAGCGAAATCATTGCAGAACGACGTACTCCTCCAACAACAACCACTTCTCCAATTTTACACATAATATCATGAGCTTCAATTGGCTTTAAATTACGACCCAATGCTCCCTTAAAGATCTGAACAGTAAAATCAAAAAGATTTACTAATGGTTGTGGACCTGACGAACGCCCGCCCATTGTTTTTAAACGTGCTCCTGCTGGACGAACCTTACTTACATCAATCTGAGGAATCTGTCCTGCCCAAAGTAGCGAAAGAAATTCACGATAAGCTTTTGCCCATCCTTCTTTTGAATCTCCAACGATTACTACTGTAGAAGATTTCTCTAATGTTTCAGGAAGAGCGGGGAGCTTATTAATATACTTATACTCAACAGAGAATCCAACACCCGTACCGCACATGAGAATATACATTGCTTCATCAAATGATCTAGCATTATCAACTGGAAGAAATGCACAGTTATACCCAGAAACATTTTCTCTTTCCAACGCTGGTCCAGCAGTCATGACACTTCTCATAGATGGCATAACATTTCTGTTAAAAACAGCATCACGAAGTTCTGCGACAACTTTCGCATCTGGTTTGTAATTATGTTTTACTTCAAGTTGATTAACCATAAAGTTAAAGTAACGGTCTACTGTTTCACCCCAAGTCTCACGGCGGGACTCTGGCTCTATCCATCTCGCATAACGAGATAAAGCGATAAAGTTTTCATATGGGTTTTCAATTGTATTAGACATGTTACTCCTTGTTTTTTGGGATAGAGATTAAGTGTACCACATTGATTTTTTTAAAATCAAGTTTTAAAGATTTTTGTTTATTTCTTCTAATCTTTGAATTGCTGATTTTGTTACTTTAGTCCAGTTGTAATCTTTGTGGATTAAAAATGCATTTTTATAAGCTAATTCTGAGTAAGATTCATAATTATCATAAACATCTTGCATATAAAAAACTAATTGATCAAAATCTGGTCTATACATTAAACCAGGATGAACTGTGGGCCAGGGGGATGAAACTAATTCTGATTTGAGTGGTGCAGTTATATATTTACCATATGATGCCCATGACTCTGTACATATTGTAGGAATTCCTTTAGCCATAGCTTGTAAAGGATTTAATCCAAACCCCTCGCCCCACGATGGATAAACAAAGGCATCACACAAATCATATAAACCATTCATCTGTTCATTTGACAAAAACCCTTCAATGCTTTTTATGTTAGGATAAAAAACTCCAGGGGAGCCCTGTACTCTGCCTGTAACTGGATCAAAAACTCTAGTAGTATTTAATCTGCTACATTTTAAAACTAATTCAAATCTAGGGTCATCGCCAAATACCTTTATAAAAGCATCAACTACACGTTGAGCGTCTTTTCTAAAATATGGCTCTCCAACATGCAAAAATCTAAATGGGCGGGACTCATCAATAATTCTTTTCTTTGGAACCCATTCATCTTCAATTCCATGTTCATAAACAAAGACAGGTTTATCAGTAAACTGTTTAAATACTTCAGCACACCAAGGTGATGTAGTCCACATTTCATCAATATCATCTCTGAGTGGTTTTTTCCAAGAATCAAATACATCTGTAGATTCCCAAGGTGTATAACCAATTTTATATTGATGTCTTCCAAATATATACATGTTTGGTTGAATAAAAGAAATTCCAATATTAGCTTTTGGAGAACCAACTAGACATTCAATATTATTTTTCTCAAATTCTTTCCAGATATGCCACGATGCTTCACCATATCCAACATTGCGATCCATATATTCTGGAGCACCTGTAAAAGAGATTTTCATTGATTTCCTGACTTGTTTTTCCTAGTATATCATGATACGATTGATTACACTACTCTTTCCCTAGGAGGTTCAAAATGAACAATGAGAACAAAGCAAGGATAAGAACAGTGTGGACAATGGTTGGTGTGACTATTCTCACATTAATTTCTGGTATAAATTCCAGCGTTCACGCTTTAACAGCACAAACTATCGTGTATAATAAAAATATATTATATATTAATAAATATACTAATTTAGTTAATATTAAAAATATTATTAATATAGATATAAATAATAATAAAAGCAATTCCAATGAGGAAGTTTATTTAATTAATGATCTTTCTACTGGAAAAACTTTTGAAATGCCCGCTTATAGCAAAATGCTAAATTTAAATCAAAGAGTAGATTCAAGGGTAATAATCTCAAGACTTGCAAATGCAATCCTTAGCCAAGAAACTGGCGGGGTTGACGCTTACTATCGCAAGTCTTATTCCAGTAGTGCATGTGGAGCTTTCCAATACATGTCAACATCATGGAATAACTTTATGGGTTACAAGAGTGCTTGCCAAGCACCAGAATGGGTTCAGGACCAACGCATGATTAATGAACTAAAATCATCTTATGCTACCTACCATAACTGGGCAAAGGCTGTGGCAGCTCATCTTTACCCATCAAGAGCAGGCAATACGGCAACTTGGAACAAACCAGTTCCAGGGAATCCTACTGTCTTCCAATATGTCTCATCTGTATTTCAGAAGGCGAACATAGCGTACTGATGAAAATTAAAATTTTTTCACAGTATTACAACTTAGCGCAGGCGGGTAGGGTAAAACCTCTCGCCTGTCCTAATCATAAGAACGATTACGTAATTCATGAGATAACTTACTGGCTAGTACATAAAGAACAAGACGATAAAGTCGTGCTATACTGTACAGCGTGTGGGTATGAGCAAATAGCTGGCCTACAACTATATGAAAATTTAATTGAGCAGATTAAGAGGATAGAAAATGCAGGAGCCTAATTTGGGAGATTACTTTGTAGTTAGAACTACAGGAATTGCAGCAAGACTAATTCAACTGGGAACTTGGTCAAAATGGAACCATGCTGGAATTTATATTGGTCATGGGCAAGTCGTTGAGGCTCGCCCGACAGGAGTATCAGTTTCTCCACTTTCCAAATATGCGAATAATCAGATTATCTGGAATACTGATGAAAACTCGCTTACTGAGGCTGATCGGAATAAGCTCGTATTATTTGCCACAGGATTCTGTGGAGATGGATACGGCGTCTGGTCAATTCTTGCTCTTGGATTCAAATGCCTGGGACTTTCTATATTTCCTGTCAACTGGCTGGCGGAAAAAGAAAACAGAGTAATCTGCTCACAACTCGTAGCATGGTCATATTCTCATGTTGGAGTAAAGCTAACACATAAGCGTCATGCATTAGTTACCCCGAAAGACTTAGCAGAGCGATTGAGCCGAAAGTAAGATTTAATGGACCTTTTGCCAATTGTTGATGGAAGATCATGTGAAGGATGCACAAAATGCTGTGAGGGGCATTTAAGGGCTGATATCAAGCTATCTGATGGTCGTGAGTCATTCATGGGAATGAAAGATGATATGTCTTTAAGCCCATGTTCATTTGTGCAGCAAGGTTTTGGATGCGGGGCATATGAGGAAAGACCAATGTTGCCCTGTAAGCTATTTAAGTGTGACTACTTGACAGATCCGACAATGCCTGATAGTTTTAAACCCTCAAGAAGTAATGCAATCTTCACCACCCGCACAATTAAGGGTATTGAATATACGATGCTGATTGAGGCGGGACGGAAACTGGATTCAGAAGTCCTATCTTGGGCAATATCAAAGCATTTAGAAGAAGGAACAAACTTCGCATGGAGAGTATTGGAGAATATTTTCTGGATAGGTGATGAACCCTTCAACAATATGATGGCAGAAGATTACCCATTACTCACAGAAACCTCTCATGGCAAAGATACACATTGAAAGAGCGTATATTGAGCCGTTTGAGGAGGAAGACCCCCAATCCTTTCAAATTTTGATTCACGTGAAACAAGGTAATGATAAGGGTCAGATTGACCACATATTTGCAGGAAAAGTAGAGCTTACCCACAATATACAATGGCTTCATACCTATACCGCCGAAAATGGAGATCTGGTAATCAATAACTCGGCGGGAATGGAAGCCAATAAGTGGGATTATTTAACAAGGGAGATAATAGACAATGGCTAAGTATGTATTTATAGTATTGGGTACTATATTTGTATGGGAGTATTTGAGGAGATAATATGGGGAATCTAGGGGAAAGCATGGAGTCTCTTGCTGAATTCCAGGCAATATTTGAAAATATCCGTGAGCTTCTAGGTGCAATATTCATCCAAGAGCAGCGTAACTATGATATGCTAGTAATGATTGCAGATAAGCTAGGTGCTGATACTGATAAGATGATATCTTTGCACGAACAAGGTTCTGTGCTTGCTCCCGCCCCATCTTTTATATTTGAGGATGAAGAAAATGATGTTCAATCTGAGTGACACATGTCACGATATAAAATTTACGCTTACTCCTGGAGAAGATACCTATCACATTTATACTGATAAGTATTTTTTCATCATTCCTAGATCTGGATTACATAATCTACAATATGGTCTAAATGCTCATTATAAGCATACCGAGCTACTTTTTGGATTTACAGATGAAGAATTGACCATCTTGCAGAAAAAACGTCCTAAAAGATCTGCTATTGATGAAATTAACTATCAGATAGAGAGAAAGTCTTATAATGGAGAGGTTATAGCTCCTTCTGATCTGATTTCCCGCCTTCCTTATATGTCTCAATCTAGAAATCGCAATGGAAAACAGAATATTGCTGATTCCAGATGGAAAAATGCTATCAGAAATGAAAATCCCAAGGTTTTGAGACTCATAGAATGGTTTGAAGAAGAAGAATCCTATATTCGCACTAAATTTCCTGATGTACATTGGACAAAAGGTACATTTTCTATCTCTCCATGTCATATTTATCCAGTTAAAAAGGATAGAGGAGAAGATTCTTGGACTCCCGACAAAATTTTACGTGATTTGAGCATTGTAAATAAGTGTTTTGATAAAATTTCATCATCTCCACTAGCTGGAAAGCATGCTATAAATGAAAATGATGCTCAAATAGCCCTAGATTATCTAGACACCTTTGATTTTCATGATCTTTCTATCTCCCGCCAAATTTTTTATCACATTTTGACTCGTAGAATTGCTCAAAATTTCTACCAAACTTATTTTATAACAGATATTGATCTAGATATCTAGTAAAAATCCTTATTTTCTGCTTCTAGGGATTCTTTCAGTTCTTTTGCATGTAATCCGCAATAGTGAAATATGCCATCATTGGTATGAATTGTCTCTTTGAATTCCCGCCAACATTTGTCACATGTTTCCATATTTTTCCAAATACTCAATAGCAGATTTTAATGTACTTATATTGTCTTCAAATTGACCTAAAGAAATATTGCATCCAGTACACAAGATACCTCTAGCCTTATTTTTATTGTGACAATGATCCATAGAATCCTTATCTGTAATGGCATCTAGGCAAATTGCACACTTACCGCCCTGTTTTTCAAAAATAGCATAAAATTCTTCTTTTGTAACACCATATTCCCGTAATCTACGTCTCCAGGTCATATCTTCATTTTCCTTTAAACGTAATTCTTCGTTATTTGCTCTACGATCTTTTAAATATTTTTTATGACATTCTCTACATTTACTTCTATCTTTTAAAAATAAAGAAGATTCTCCTATTGTCCCGCAATTTTTACATGTTTTCATGAATCTCCAAGTATTTGACCATATTTTCTAAAATTTCCACGCTATCTTTTGCAGCACCTAAACCAAGATTGCACTTTCTGCATAAAAGGCTTCTAATTTTACCTGTTTTATGATCATGATCTACAGCAGAATAGTTTTTTATCTCTTTGTGACATATATCACACTTATAATCTTGATTTTTAAGCATGTTTTCAAATTCTTCCATGCTTAAATCATATTTTCTTTTAAGAGCATAAGCTTTCCAAGAATTTTTATAATATCCCATATTTTTACTAACATGCATATTTGTAACCTCTGCCTTACATGGCTTACAATATGCTGTTATTCCATCAGGTCTTGAAGCATCATTCCAGTATTCTGATCTTTCTTTACGCTCCCCGCATTTTGGACATCTTTTATGTGTTGCTGAATTTCCTTTATTGTATCTCATAACTGTATCATACCATACTTTTAATAACATTTTAAAATGAACAAAAATGTGATTCCCAATTTTCCATGTATGATTCGCATTGGAAAGCCAAAAACGATTTTCAGAATAGTGCGCCCGAAATGTCCGAATTGTCTGGAGTGTCCTACCAAAATGTGGCGCACATCACAAACTATTTTTAAAAGATGTCCGAATTGTATGCATTTTGGACTTGAAAATGTCAGACCCCTCTGTTATATTTATCTTATTGAAAGGGAGAAACCCAATCAAACGAAAGTATCTTGAAAGGATAACTAAATGAAAATGAAACTACACTTCCCAGCCCAATCAGGCTACAATGTTAAAGAGTCTACAACCTGCTCGTGTGGCAAGACTATCCGCTATTGGCGAGGTAGCCCGCTATCTACATGGATGGCTACTGATTCAGGTATCTACTGCACAGGAAAGGTGGCAGAATAATGTCATACTCATTTGATAAAACTAATGACCGTTGGTCTGAACTAGCAGACGATTACCAATCTATGCTAGATGAATTGGCTTCTGAGGATATGGAAGATGTCTTTATCCCCGTTGCACACTTTGACCCTGATGAGGTGTTGTAATATGGAAAAAGATATTTTTGGTTTCGCTG